ATAAAAGGAGTGATTTCGCTATGAGTAATAAATTTGAACAGTTGCTAGATTACATCATCAACGAAGAGCAAGATAAAGCTCGCGAACTTTTCCACGAAGTTGTTGTTGAAAAGTCACGTGAAATTTATGAAGGCTTAATTGATGAACAAGATCTTGAAGCTATCGAAGAAGAGATTGAAGAAGTTGAAGAAGCAATCTCAGACGAGGAAGTAGAAGATTTTGTTAGTGATATTGAAGGCGACGAAGAAGGTATGTCTCTAGAAGACGCAAGTGAAGAACTTGACGACGCTATGGACATGGAAGATGAAGGTGACGACGAAGGTGACGAAGAAGAAGCCGACGAAGAAACCGACGAAAGAATCAGTGATTTAGAATCTGCATTTGATGAACTTCAAGCAGAATTCGACAAGTTAATGTCAAGCGTTGAAGGCGATGATGCTGAAGAAGAAGCTGACATGGACGACATGGAAGACGAAATGGAAGAATCCGTTGAGTCAGACGAAGATTTAGAAGATTTAGAAGAGTCAGAAGAAGAAGTAGTTGCTGAAGCTGCTGAACTAAAGCCAGTGCCTGCCCCAACAGGCGGCGCAAGTGAAGGTTCATCACCTGTTGCATCAGGTGGTAAAGCAGACGGTGACGCTCATGAACCAGGTGCAATGTCATCAGGCGAAGGTAAGAGTGCCCCTGCTCCAAAGGCAGATGATATGGGTATGACTACAGAACCAGACATGAAGAAGGTTTAACAGGTAAACGAAATGACTTATCTAAGAGAACACTTGACATTTGACCAAGCTCGTATTGTAACTGAGACCGATTCAGAAGGCAAGAATTTATACATGAAGGGTATTTGCATCCAAGGTGGTGTAAAGAACGCTAATAAACGTGTATATCCTGTTGATGAAATCCAAACGGCGGTATCAAGTTTGAATGAGCAAATCAATCAAGGTAACTCTGTTCTAGGCGAAGTTGACCATCCAGAAGATCTTAAGATTAACTTAGATCGTGTTTCCCACATGGTTTCAGAAATGTGGATGGATGGCCCAAACGGTTATGGTAAACTTAAAGTCCTGCCAACACCAATGGGTAACTTAGTTAAAACGATGCTAGAGTCAGGTGTTAAATTAGGAGTTTCATCCAGAGGAAGCGGCAATGTTCGTGAAACCTCTGGAGACGTTTCAGATTTTGAAATCGTTACTATTGATATAGTAGCACAACCCAGTGCTCCAGATGCATATCCAACAGCAATTTATGAAGGTCTCTTAAACATGAGAGGCGGGCATAGAGTGCTTGAGGCAGCTGCTGAAGTACGTGAGAATCAAAAGGCGCAAAAATACCTAAAAGAAAGTATTTTACGCCTCATAAAGGACCTAAAAATTTAGGAGAACATTATGTTAGACGTATTTAAACCACTTATCGAAAATAACATTATCTCTGAAGAAGTTCAAGCAGAACTAACAGAAGCTTGGGATGCTAAGTTGGCAGAAGCCACTGAGCAAAACAAGGCTGAGTTGCGCGAAGAATTTGCACAAAGATATGAACACGATAAAGAGGCGATTGTCGAAGCCCTAGATACAATGGTTACAGATTCTCTAAAACAAGAAATCAACGAATTTGTAGAAGATAAGCAAGCATTACTAGCTGAGCGAGTAGCATACAAGACAGCAGTAACAGAGCATGCCGATATTCTAAGCAAGTTCGTAACAGAGAATCTAGCATCTGAAATGGGCGAGTTCCGTGCTGATAGAGGCACACAGGCTCAAACAATTCAGAAACTAGAAGATTTCGTAATCAAAGCATTAAGCGAAGAGATTGTTGAATTCAACGAAGACAAAAAAGACGTAGTTGAAACAAAAGTAAGACTAGTAGCAGAAGCAAAAGCAAAACTAGCCGAACTTAAGAAAACATTCATTGAGCGTAGTGCTAAGATGGTTGAAGAGACTGTCACTAAAACTATTAAGGGTGAGATGTCACAACTTAAAGAAGATATCCAGATTGCTCGTGAGAACAATTTTGGACGTCAATTATTTGAAGCATATGCCGCGGAGTATGCCCATTCATATTTGAATGAGAATACAGAAGTAGCTAAGCTAAGCAAAGAACTTTCAGAGATGGAAGAGGTGTTGGCTGAAGCCAATAAAACAATTGAAGAAAAGGATGCACTCGTAGAGGCAAAAATGAGTGAAATCAATATTATGAACGACCAAGCAAGCAGAAAGGACGTTCTTTCACAACTACTTTCACCATTGGCGAAAGAGAAGAAAGACGTAATGGAAAGTTTACTTGAATCAGTACAAACTGATAAACTTAAAGCATCTTTTGACAAATACCTACCAGCGGTTATTAATGGCGATGGTAATGGTATTAAACGCAAACTTACAGAAGGTACAGCAAAGAAAGAAGTAACTGGTGACCGCGAAGTTGTTACGGAAGAACGTGCAACAGAGCAACAAGCATCTACATCTAACATTGTTGACTTGAAGAAGTTAGCAGGATTATAAATTTATAATTAAGGAGTTTAGGAGACTAAAATGTCAGAACTATTAAATGAAAACTGGAGCGAAACCAAAGACGCCCTTTTAGAGGGTCTTTCAGGTTCAGCTCGTAGTACAATGGCAGTAACTCTAGAAAATACAAAAAGTTATCTAGCAGAAGCTGCAACAGCCGGCGCATCAACATCAGGTAATGTTGCAACACTTAACAGAGTAATTTTACCAGTAATCCGCCGTGTAATGCCATCAGTAATTGCTAACGAAATCGTTGGCGTTCAACCAATGGCAGGTCCAGTAGGCCAAATCCACACATTGAGAGTACGTTACGCAGACGCATTCACAGGCAGTGCAGGTGGTAACACAACAGCAGGCGAAGAGGCATTAAGCCCATTCAAAGTTGCTGAAGGTTACTCAGGCAACGTTGCTTCAGCTGATACAGCAGGCGCAACAGCAGCTAATGAAGGCTCAGCAGGTAACAGACTAAGCATTCAAATCTTGAAGCAACCAGTAGAAGCAAAGACACGTAAGCTATCAGCACGTTGGACTTTCGAAGCTGCTCAAGATGCTAACTCAATGCACGGTATTGACATGGAAGCAGAAATCATGTCAGCACTAGCACAAGAGATTACAGCTGAAATTGATCAAGAGATTCTACGTTCACTACGTGGTATCGCATCAACAGACTTCTCATACGACCAAACAGGCGTTTCAGGTACAGCAACATACGTTGGTGACGAACACGCCGCATTGGCAGTAACAATGAACCGCGCAGCCAACGCTATCGCACAACGCACACGTCGTGGTGCCGGTAACTGGGCAGTTGTAGGTACAGACGCACTAACAGCAATTCAATCTGCTTCAACAAGTGCATTTGCTCGTACAACAGAAGGTTCATTTGAAGCACCAGTTAACCAAAAGATGGTTGGCACA